CTCCGTTGTTAACACCATTAGCACCAAGTCCGTTAGCACCAAATCCACCTAAAGCACGAACATAAGCACGAGCAATAGATTGTGATACATATAGGTAAAGGTCTTCTTTTCCGTAAACGGCAGTAGGAATAGCATCTACTACCAAGCCCATTTCTTGGATAACATTTGCTGCGGTTACCGCAGTTACACCTGTAGTTGGTGTCACGCTATTTACTCCAGAACCTGATGCCGCAAACAATGTTGCAAATCCATCAAACTCACCTGCTACGGCAGAACTACCTGTACCAACACCTTGCCAAATTGTTTCTTCAGTTTTCTGTGCTACTTTAGCAGCGATGTGACCGATTAAGAAATCAGCGAAAGATGGAGGAAGGCTATCAAAAGCCGAGTAACCCATTTGTACTGCTTCCCAATCGCTATGGAAATCTTGCTTACAAAGTTGTAAGTTTACTTGTAACTCTTTTGGAGTCAATACACGCTCATCCAAAGTTACTTCGCTGCCATCAGCAAAATCACAAGCAGCATCTTTTACCAATGCGTTAGTAGAAAGAGTTTTCATCACTTCTTTATACTTCACATTTGGCTTTACTGTGATACCACCACCTTCAATGGTATCAGCACTCAACAATGCAGCAGAAATATATTTCCCTGCAAATTCACCTGCATACGAGGTAGTAATTGTTTCAGCCATTTTTTATCTTCTTTTAAAAATGATTATTCAAAATTTATACTATGTTAACTAACTAATGTTGTAGGTGTTAGTTTTTTTCGTTTCTTTGAGTAAATCAAAATACCTTATTATGGAAATTACAAAGAGATTTAACTACAAGAAAAACCGTAAAGAGTGGTCGGTAATTTATGGAGCAGGTACAAGCAAGACTATTGGGTACTTTGCTAAAAAGAATCAAGCAAAGTTATTTATAAATTGGATTACATTATCCGATTATTCAAGAATAGAAAGTGATGCCGTTAGAAAGGCATATTGGAAATATCAAGATTCACTAAAATAAGAAAGGAGGGCATTGCCCTCCCTTATAGTATTGGTTGTTAAATGAATTATAATTTAGATATAGCTTTATACCAACTTGATGCCATACCATTACCTAACTCTCCTCTCATATCCGACAACATTGAGGCTGCTTTTTCAAGCTCTTTAATTTCTGGGGTATTTTCTAAACCAATTTCTTTTGCTTTTCTCTTCATATCAGCAAGAGAGTTGACAACATTAAAATAAGCACCTTGTGTAAAATTATCAATCAAGTCAGCCGTTTCTTTTGCTTGTGACTTTAATGCGTTGATTGATATTTTAGCTTTATTACCTAATTTTCTACCCTCTTTTGCTTCGGCTATCAAGCTATCTATACTCGCTAACTCAACCTTTTGCTCTTCACTCAACTCAACCTCTTGAGGAGTTTCTACTTCCTGTGCTTTTGCAGAAAGCTCTGCCCATATCTTTTCTACTTGCTTCATTTTTTTGTTGTGTTTTTAGATACTATCTCTCCCTGCTTGTTTTAGAAGTTTTATTACTTCTCTAATATTTTTACGTTTAAGTTTTAACAAGTCTTGTGCTTTTTTCACTGTACCTAACAAATCTCTACCACCTAATTCTTCTATTGCTCTTGAAATTTCTCTTGCTTCTTGTTCCTTTTCCTCTATCTGTTGTAATTTCTTATATAGATTTTGTTCTTCTTTTTGCGCAAGTCTTGCTACCCTTGACAGTTCATCAAAAGGGTCTGCTTTAGTGCTTTGCGCCCAAGATAACAAATCATCAAGTTTACTCAACTCAACCTTTTGAGGTTTGGCTGATAATTCAGCCCATATCTTTTCTACTTGCTTCATTATCCTAATTTGTCAAAGATTCTACTTAGTGTGTCTTTTCTTCCACCTTCAGCAAACTTGTGCATCTTTGGTGTCTTAGTCTCTGGTGAGTGCTTGATAGGCTTCGCAGCAGGTTCATCAGTAGACATCTCTACTTGCTCTTCTGCCTTTGGCTCTTCAGCAACCTCTTCACTCATCTCCTCTTCTTTAGGTGACATCATAGCCTTGATTTCATCAATCATACCTTTGAGTTCATCCATAGCGGCAGTAAGTTCTTCCTTAGTAGCGTAAGCCATCTCTTCTTCTTTCTCTTCTTCGGCTTGTTCTACTTCCTCAACTACTTCCTCTTGAGCAGGTTCTTCAGCAGGTGCTTCTTCTTCTTCGTTAGCATCACGCACTTCAGCGATAACACCTTCTTCTGCTACGATAAGCATACGACCATCTTCAAGTTCGTACTCACCGATAGGAAGAGCGATACGCTCATCTTCAGTAACGATAAATACCTCTTGGTTGGCTTCAAAGGCTTCGGCTTCTATTACCGTGCCGTTCTCAAGTTTCATAGACTCCAACTTAACCTCATCCTGTAGGTTAAGGAGTTCCATAATTTTAGACAATGTTTCTTGTGATTTCATATCTTGTTTATATTGCTTTTAAGGCAGCAACTGCTGCTTTACCATTCTTACTCATATCACGAAAAGCCATTTTCATTTGCTTGAGATTACTCAATACATTTTTAGCTTTATTCACCTCATCGTTGATACCCAACTCTTTTGCTTTTGCTTGAAAGTCTTTTAGTTGTTTCTCTTTCTCTACGATTTCCTTATAAGTGCGCTCTGCTTCGTTAGTGCCTTGCTCAACCATTTTTAGTGCTTGTCTAATGTATCCTGTATCAAAAGGAATACTTCTTACGAAGTCCATTACATCATCTGCAACACTTAATTCAACCTTCTCGGTAGATAGCTTTGCGAATACCGCCTTTTCAGTTCTTCCTTGTTTCATTATAACTTATTTGAGATTACCCCTACTTCGTTAGCGTACTTACTTAAATCCTTGACCCAAGTGTCCGCAGCATAATTGATGTCAAGGTCTACACCAAGTTCTTTAGCCATAGACTCAAGTTTCTGCTCCATCTTCTGCAATTCTTTTGCGGTATTAGCGAGAGACTTTAGTTCGTTCTCTACCTTGCTTAAAACACTTGCTTGGGCTTGTGCGCCTCGTACAAGTTCATTATACAAAGCATCTGCATCTTGCATTGCTGCTAATTCAACTTTCTCCACCTTCTCTGGTGTTTGCTCTTCGGCTAATTTAGCCATCACCTTATTTAGCGATATTCTTTTCATATTATAGGTTTTGAGTTCGTTTAGATGCGTTAACTACACTATCATTCATTTTACGGAATGTGCTAATACGATTCTCAACACTACCTAATTCGCTTGTTGAATTGATACCAAGTTCTTTTAGAGCTTTCTTGTATTCTTCTACATCCGATTGTAAGTTATTAAGTTCATTTTCAAGTCCGATAGACTTTTTGTTCGCTTCTTGCGAAGCTGCTTCAAACTCATTTCTTACTCGCTCAATCTTTTGAGATAGGCTAATGCTTTCTTTCTCAATAGCAGAAATCTCACGAAGGAGATTTACCTCTTGAGGTTGTGCAGATAACTCCTGCCAGATTTTTTCTACTCGGTTCATAGTATGTTAACTATATATTGTTGTTATTGTTAGTTTTTCTCTATCTCCTTGAGTTTGCTCTCTGCCCATCTCTTAGCACTCTTGCCTCCCCATAGTAAATAACTAATATATCCGCAAGACTTCGTGTCACCCTCATCATAATACTCTTCAGCCCTACTAAGGTAGGAAAACATCCTCTTAATCGTTTGCTTAGATATCGGTTCACCGTTTGCTAATTGTTGCGCTCTCACCTTACCTACCTGTGTAGCACACTTGTTATTTACCTTCTTGTTTAACTCAATACCCCTTTTAGCATTGTTGCGTACCGAAGTGGGGTAATCCGAATATGTCTCTAATTCAGTACGCTTACCCTTTTTTGTGCGAAGGTCTTTCTTGATGATAGCACGAATAGCATTTAACTGCTCCTCTGCTTTGTCTTCTTCTGGGTCTTGCTTAGATGCCTCTACCTTGTCTACAAAGTAACCCTCAATGCTAAAGCCTTTGACCTTACCACTCTTCACATAGTCATTCCAAACCTCATCATTATGAACCTTCATTGATACCATCCAAGTGCCTACAGGTAAGTCCATACCATATAGCTTACTCTTGTCTTGCTCACCTTCTATTATCCAACTCTCTACAACACTAAGTCCTGTGATGTCTATTTGGTGTTCTAAGGTTGCCTTATTTTGGTTACCATTGATAAAGAACAACTCACTTGCCTTTCTTACCGTGTCTTGTGAGAAGTAGATGTAATACTCATCTTCTCCGTTTCTACGATAGATAGGTTTGTTAGGTACAAGTGCTGCTCCCAAGAGCAAACGCTTGTCTTCATCCATTGTCTTTAATTCTACTCGCTCTTGCTCTTTAAGTGCAACGAAGTCTTCTTCTATTGCAGGAGCTTCTACGATGCTGATTGCTTGGATACCTGCTTGTAGGCTTTCTTCATCCAATAATAGTTCTACTATTCGCATTGTTAAAAGGTTGATTGCTTAATTCTATTTCTATCTAATTCTTGTTGTGAGGTAACATCGCTACCTACTACATATGCTCTCATTGGGTTAGCTTGTAAAGACTCTATGATAGCATTAGTACCACTTGCTCCTACAAGGTTAAATTGAGGTGATGTACTTGGAGTAGTAGGTGCTTGTATACTTGTATCTATACTTCCTACACCACCTCCTCCAAATTGTTGTCTTGCTATGGTGGCTATTTGTGCTGCACCTGTAGCGGCTGCAATACCTGCTTCTACAAACTGCGCTCCTGTAGCTAACTTAATAGGATTACCACCTGCCGTAAGAGCAGCAGTAACTGCTTGTGCCGTTTGAATAACCGCAGTTGATATACCTGCTGCCTTGTTGATAAGAAATGCAGTCTTAGCTTGTTTTTCATTGCCCTCCATAAAGGATTGAGCAAGACTATTTAATGCACCAATAGCATCAACAGACATTTGTACTTTGGCTCGTTGAGTTTGTCTCTCTAAATCTTCTTCTTGTCTTTTAAGGTCTGCTACATTGTTTAGGTACTCTTGGTCAATAAGTTTTTTCTCATCAAGTATCTCAAAGTAACGAGCACTACCTTCTTTCGTGTTTTCTAACTCCTCATCAAGAGCAACTTTCTTACGGAATGCCACCGTACCGATGTCCATTAACTCTTGCTTAATCCTTGCTTGTTCTTGGAACATCGCTGCTCTACGAGCTTCGGATTGCATCTCAAAAATCTCTATTTCAGTTTCGCCTCTGGCTCTCTCAATATCTAACAACTCTCGTTGTAAAGACATCTCATTCATCAACTGCTCACTACGGAATCCTGCTACCTGTGCTTGTACTGCTGCAAGTTCATTAGTGGCTTCAATGTATGCTTTCTGGAACTCTATATTGTCTTCTGCTAATGCAAGGTCTTGAGATGCTTTTGCTAATCGTATCTCAGCAAGTTTTAACATCTCTGCTTCTTGTTGCTCCAATACTTTACCTAACTCCTCATTCGCCTTGATACGCTCATCCATACCCAAGCGTTCATCATCTCGTACTTGTCTAAGTTTCTCCGCTTGTAAGTCGTACTTCTCAATAAGACCTTGAGACAATACATCTGCTAACTCAGCTTTTTTGTTTAGTTCAGTCATTGCTGCTCCTGCCTTGACCGTTTTAACCGTATAATCAGCAACGGCAGTAGCTACCTTCTTAGTAGTATCTACCATCTTATCAAGAGAGCCATCTACACCTGTGACCATATCAAAAGTCTCTTTACCTGCTGACTTGACATCTTCTAATGCTCCTGCAAAGTCACCACTAAACACCTTCTTAACTGCACTCGCAATAAAGCCAAGTGTATCTAAGAATGAATTAAACCTCTCAATAAGATTAGACTTGATAGCATTACCAAATGCTATTAGACTCTCTTTAGGATTGTCAAAGATGTTTTTAAAGAATCCTGTGATACCTCCTATGTTGGATTGTATCCACTTAGAGAAATCACTAAAGGCTATCTGCAAAGAATTAAAAGCAGTATTGAATAAGTCTACTACCTTTTGGTTATTGTCAAACAATTCTTTAAGGATATTCATAGCCTCAATCACAAGACCAATACCTGCGGCTTTCATAGCCATCCCTAAACCTTTAAAGCCTGTAGATAATGCCTTAATACCTTTCTTAGAATCTTCAGCGTTCTTGCCTATGTCCTTGCTTGTATCAGCTATCTCCTCAAGGCTCTCCGAAGTCTTGTCTGCTTGTTTTTGAGAGGCTTTTAACGCATCAATAAGTTCATCTAACTTTCTCTCAAGACCAGAAAGGTCTGCACCTATTACTATGTTCTTTTCTATCGCCATTTGCTCAATGCTTCTTTAATAGTGCGAGGGTATTGGTACTTGCCTTTAGCAGTCCTAATATCCTCATCTCTTTCAGTAGTCTCCTTGAGAGCCTTAATAAGATAACCTAATTGACTATACATCGTTGAGTAGTTCCATTTCAGCCTCACCTGTAGTTAGGTTCAACTTTAATTGATTGATAATGTAGTTTCTTTCGCCTATGGTTAACTTGTCGTTAATCTTCAAAGCCAACATTATACCCAAAGGTAACTGCGCCTTGTATTTAAACACCCTTCTTTGAGTATCGTACAAGTCAGTAATGTAATCCTTCCAATAGGTGTTATATAACCCTTGACTAAAGCCTTGCAATAAGTAAGGGTCTACCTCAGTACCAAAGTTCAAAGTCTTGGTAACATTCGCAGTAGTAGTAGCATTGACATTACTCACTAACCAAAACTCTTCTTTTTCTACTTCAGTATCTGTCATACTAACATATCCAAAAGTATTAGTATCAGTTATTGTGATAACTCCTGTTGCATAGAAGATGTAAGGATTACCAATATAGGGTTCTAACTCTCTTGTGATGGATTTACCTACATTGATTTCAGTAATACCGTTGTTTAAGTTATCTAATCTCTCAAAGAGCATATTGTCAAAGCCCACTTCAACATCAAACTCTTCGCCATCAAAGGTGAAGTCGGCTCGTAAATCACCATAGCCGATATCATTCTGTAGTCTATATTGTTCACCTAAGATTGCCTCTGTTTCGTTATACTTGTAACTGATTCTACGATAGAGTTGTGGTTTATTGATATTGACCTCTTCCGTATCCACATATTCTGTAATTTCTCTTGTAGTGCCTTCTGCATACCAATCATCTAAAGGTTCTATATCGTATTCTCCGTTTCCTGTGGGAACGATAACCAAGTTGAAAGCTCTAACAAGGCTACCTATAAAGTCACTAACCTTCTGCTCTGGCATTTGCTCGGATACCTCAACATTTTTTTGTATGTTTTGAGTAGAGGTTCGTGAGATGGTATCTATATCATTCCAAGAGCCATCAAAAAAGTATTCTACATTAAATGATGCAGTTTGTAATCTTACTACTCCTCCATCCCAATTGTCTGGAGGCGCAAACCTAAAATCAATAACATCACCTACCTCTCTTGATGAGTACACAGTTACACTACTCACATTACCACTATGACTTCTACTACTAACCATTTGACCATTAGCAAAAAGTTGAATCTTATAATCAGTATTAGATGTAATGCTATAGGTATATCTTATGTCAGTCTCTTGTGCTGCAGATATTGTAAAGTTATCATCAATTAAATCCCAACTGCTACCTGTTTGTGCAGTAAAGTTTATCTTTTGTGGTACGAATCCATTAGGTTGGTCTTTAAACATATACCATGCTCTCCTATGACACCACATAAACAACTTACCAAAGTCAGCACTATCAAAGAAGTCACTATTGAAAGTGATACTATACTTGCTCTCTATAGCATCTAATATCTTTTGCAACTTGATAGCAGGTTTCAAATCATAATAGAATACACCTTGTAGTGGTTGACCATTATGATACCATATATTGTTAGGTAAAGGGTCACTACTCGTACTATCGTATATCCAATTTGCTACAGGAGAGATAAGAGGATAGATAATAGAATTGCTCGTACCACTCACATAACCATCTAACCCTGCCTCTATATTCGTATCGTTGTAGGTATGGTCATATGCACTCAAATCAAGGTCAGTAAGATTGTCCTCTCCGAACTTATCCTTGAGAGATGTTACATTACTAAAGAACCCTACACTATACGCATAAGGTTGCCCTTGCTTTACTTGTACGCTCTCTAACTCTAATACCCCTGCTCTAAATAGATTGTGGTTAACCTCTATGAAAGCATCTACCCTTACACTCGCATTAAAGCTACCAGAGATATCTACATTGTAGTAGTGCTTAAATATCTTGTTGTTTTGTACTGATGCAGGGATAGTAAAACTTTGAGTGAAGTCACCAAAGACCTTAGAGATATCCTTAATGTTTTGTACACTTAGGTTTATCTCTATGTTCTCATTTTGGAATAGGTCAGCTCTTTGACCATCAATGTAGAGTTCTACTTTATACATATCTTGTATCGTATGCTTCTTCTACTTCTATTGTGTAGTTAATTGTTCTATCGTTTATAGACTTCTGTAAGGTTACTGAGTTGGTAACTACATTTACAGGCAACCCATTGAGTAATATCTTCTCACTCATCATAAGGTCTTTGATAGCCTCTCTATAGTCTTCAGTTACCCAACCTGTATTCAAGGTTGTAGTCACCTTACCATTGGTATTGAACTGCTGATAGATATTGTCTGTAGTATCGTAGGTAAACCCACTTGATGATGATGTGCCTATAGACCTTCTAAAGCGTTCCGAAGTGACACTAAAGTTATCTTGACTTGCCTTGTAGAAGTGGATAAAATCCCAAGTGCCATAACGATTGATATACTGAAGGGTATTGATAGTGTATTTAGGCTCACACTCCTTAATCATCTTTATAGTATCAACGATATCACCATTATCATCTAAGAGTTGCATCTCCCACTCCGTTTGATTGATAGGTCTATTAGATTCACTACCAATATACCCATCGCTTGTAAGCCAACTATTTAACCCTAACTCACCTATAGGTATTCTAAGTATCCTGTCTTCTGGTTGCACATCAGCGTGGTAAGATTGCAAATCAAAAGTATATATATCAGTACCTCCAACTCTATACACTACCTCATCAATAGTCTCAACATTATACTTACCTTGAAACAAAGGCATCATCTCATAGCCATTATCTTGCACATATACCGTTGAGGTATTGTTAAGGTAGGCAGAAGGGAACTCAAAGTTAGTACCCTCGCTAAAGATATGGTAACCATTAGATGCAGGGAAGATGTCTGTGCTTCCTGTCTCGTTTGTTATAACAGATGGATTTGCTACTGTGCGATAATTCCAAGAGTAGTCTACTTGCACCCATACTATGTTATTGTTCTTCTCACCTGTAGGTGCGACTCTTGATTGGGAAGTATCGTATACTGCTCCTATCTCCTCTCTCACCATAGGCGCAATATCAAAGGATACATTCAAGTTAGATGAAAATACATCTCTAAATAAAGTATAGTCTGGATTAGATGGTCTACTATTTCTGTCACCTGCCCATACATATATCTCTAAGGTAGCATCTACCAATGATTGTATAGTATCTCCTGCATCTGCTAATGTTACATATATAGGGCTTCTTGCTCCTACTAATTGGTCGGGTGCTATTACACTCATATTATAAGTCTCGTAATATGTTATCTAAATCATCATCTAAGCCTCTTAAAAGCTCAAGGGGTAACCTCTCAAACTCTAACGCAAAAGGTGCAGTAAAGAAGTTGCTCTTAGGAATACCCTTTCTGTATATGCTTCGTGATACCAAAAAGGTAGCACTATCTATATTGGCTTTTGTTTTAGGTATAAACTTTCCTGTCTTGAAGTCTCGTAGCTTAAACTTGTTGTTGGTTACCATCCTTCTTATAGCACCCATATTAGGGTACTTGTTGGTAAAGCCAAATCTTGAGCCTCCTTGTACTTTGTACTTGACACCATCAACACCCTCATCTATGTATTGACCGTAGTCTAACATCTCAAAGAACATCTCGTAGTTAAAGCCACTTTGAAACTGCCCTTTAGTGTTTCTATTCTGCTTGACTATTAGATTGAAGTCTATGCTATCTTTTAGGTCACCAGAGAACACTTGTCTCCTTCTACGCTTCTTACCATCATTGAAGGTAATAGTGCGTGTAGCACCAAGATTTAACTTCGCAGCTTTCACAACCCTGTTACCAAACTGCTCAAGCACTTGCTTCATATGTTTAGTGCTTATGGACAAGTGGTAATAGTATTTGCAATGTCAATAGATAAGGTAAGATTCCAACCCACCAATAGATTCTCAAACCTATCTTCAAAAGGCTCACAGGTAGGTTGTCCGTTTAGCTGATACTTGTCTTGCATCAAGTCACCTCTTTTGAGATGTGATACAAGGTCGTTAGCTACCAGAAGTTGCGTGTTTAAGATATCGTGCCTATTGTCTACACCATAGAATATCTCTGCCTCTTCTCTTGGGTCATCCTTACTTACATCTGCAACATCCATAAACAAGATGC